GGCATCTAGGCTCCTAGCGCCCGCTGGAGCGAGCCTTCTTCTTGCGCCATGTTTGATCTGCGACCTTGCCGCGAGGAAGGGTCTTACCGGGCGCTCCACTGTCATACCGCTTATTGTTGGCCCTTACCGTCTCGTTGTAGTTTGTATTGCGAGGACCGTCTTTCTCAATCTGATGGAGTTCTGTACCAAACGGCTTCAAGGCTCTCATCTTCGGACTCGCGCTGATTGTTTGGGTCGCCATGACTACGACCGTCCCTTCTTCATCCCACGCATCATCTTTCCGGTTGGCTTCTTCTCGCCCCGCATGATCTTCGAACCGCGTGAACCCTTATTCTCGCTGCAACGCTTCATGGTTAGCTCCTCGCTTTCATTCTCTTCTTCGGACGGACCTTCCCGCCCTTCCGCAAACTGGCAAGGTTGGTGATCGGGCTAAGCACTCTTAGCCATGTCGGGACTCAACCACCACTCTTTTTTCCCTGCTTGCCTTGTGGTGATTTCATCCTATCGTTGTCGCTCCAATTGCCGCTGTCTGCCATGACTACCTCGATTCCTTGCCGCGCTTCTTGTTTGTCAAAGTCATTCCCGACCGCTTCATCAACCGCTCTACAGGCTTACGCTTGTTCGCCGGGATCACTCTTTCGTTCTCATGGGCGACAATCAACACCGGCTTGTTCTTTCTCGTCGCCATTACTTCCTCGGCTTTACTCTTGACTTCCGTGCCTTGACACGCCCACCCTTTTTGAAACTTACGGGCGTGATCCTGTCACTGGCAGACCTATCCATGAGGCTACTTCCTTCTGAACTCAGAGTCCGTCCAGCCGCCTTCAAACCTTCTTTCCACTTTCGATCTTGTTTTGAAGCAGGGCTTGTACTTGCATTGCCTGGATTTGCTCCATCGCCGCCATCAGGCATATCGTGCTCCTCTCAAAACGAAAGGGGCAGGGCCTAAACCCCGCCCCCTCGGTTAATCGCCCATAGAGGGCATTACAGACCGGCAACTAGCAGATCAAACGAGTAACTGGCAAGGTTGGTCCCAGGACCGATTTCTCCCAATGGAGCGTTGGCGCCAGAATCCTGAAAAATCTGCAACTTCTGAGTCGCGGTATTCCACTGGGGGAAGTAAGCCGAACTTGGCTCAGGTCCGACAGTTCCTCCAACCGGAACGACAAACAACACCTTGGTCAAACCAACGTCGCCTCCGGTAAGAGGATTCCCACCGATTCCCTCGATGAGATACCCGCCCGAAGCATAGTCGGAGATCCCAGGTTGCAGGGTGACAAGCTCCCCCCTCAGATTTCCAAGAGAGAGATCGCCGTCCGGGTTCTTCGTGATTGTTGCCATGAACGGCCTCCCTTAGATGATGTCGCAGCCAACGAGCACGTCGACCAAGCCGGCTGTGAGAGCCGACAAAACCGATGCCTGTCTGCCGAACGGTTGATAGGTTGCCGAGCTTCCGGCCGCGATTGAGTTCATGCTGAGAGTTCCTGCAACCGGAACTAGCCATGAGCCAATTCCAGCGGCAGACGAACCAGAGCAATACGCCTGCGACAAGAAGCCGGCGACTTGGATCATGATGTAGGAACCGACAAGTTGCGCCGCCGTCAAAGACGTGAGCGAAGTCGTGTTCAACATCATGAATCCGGCCGGGAAATTCAACCCGAGGGTCGTCCCTCCCAATGCCTCAGTCGTGATTCCGGTGACTGTCGTGTAGGTTTCGTCCGTCCAGTAGACCGGAGCCGGAGCCGCAGCGGTCGTCAGGTTCCCCGTGGTGATTGCCGAAGTCAACAAATACTGGACGAGCATGAAGATTGCCGGAGAACCGCTTGGATTCGCCTGCAAACTCGTAGCGCCAGTGGTTGTACTGGTTACGCCGAAATACCTCTGACCGAGCACTTGGTTCTCGCCCAATCCCTTCCACGGAGCAAATGCGGTCGTGGGGTTGTAGAGATAGGTACGAGTTAAGCCTGTGTCGATCTGAAGAAGTTGATTGCTTACACCGAAAATTGCCATGTCATTCTCCTTTTCTCACAGGCCGCTAAAGTTCAGATTAAACATGAGCCTTGGCGCATCGAACACCAAGTCGCCGTCATAGAAATACTGGCCGGCCACGTCGTCAGTGTTCTGCGCTTCCTTCCACCCCGAGAACCCGAAAGCGTACTTCGGAATCGTCGACACGTAGAAGAAGATGTAGTTGGTGTTGAAGCCGTACATCTGGTAGGCACCGCCCAGCGTACTCAGGTACTGGTCGACAACCACCTGGGATCCATTCCAGAAGAACGAGCGGAATCCAACGTGAACGTCGGAGGTCTCGTCATTGAACCGCTGTGACGGCTGGAGCTTGTTCCACATAGCATCCCACACCGGCTGTGTGGTCGTAATCATGTCGACCTTCTCCTGGCCGAACCATGACGCACCGTAAGCCGTCTGCACAGCGCCCAGCGAGAATGCCGATGGAGCCGCGTAGTAAGCGTTGATGCCAGTGTTAGCCGCCGATGCGATGTCGGTTCTGGTGACACCGCCATACGTCGGATAGTTGGCCGGGATATTGATGGCCGCTGCCGCGCCGTCCAGATCGGTCGTAGAGTTCAACGAAGTCGAACCGTCTAGGCCGCCGTCTCCGTACAGGTTAATCGCAAGCAACTGCGCCATCGTACCGGAAGCGTTAATCATCTTCGAGCCGATGAAACTCAAAGCGCCTTCGGGACCACGGTTCAAAACCTGATCGGACCCATACAATGTGACGTTTACATAATATTGCTTCACATTGAAATAGAGCGCCGTGTCGGTCTGCACTGCGGATATGTCGAAGGCTTGGCCGCGCTGGTAGGAGCCGCCCTTGAGGGGCGCGTACATGATGTTGTGGCGGATCGTTAGACCGCCCTCGAACTGGAAGCGTCTTTTGTTCTTGAGCCGAGTCAGGACCGGCGAGTTCTTGAACACGGAGTCCACGATTCTCGGTACGATCTTGTCAACGGTTTTGCTCGTGAGGTCATTATAAGTGAGCACGTTAAAGCCTCGATTCCGCCCATTCGGGCCTGAGATGCTGACAACTCGGCTTTCGCCGCTTCATCGTTCAACAGGCTCTGCTAACGCTTCCTGTTGACTCATCCCTGCCAATCCCGAGTGGGTTCTGCACGAGGCTTCCCGCTTACAGATTGCAGTTGCGGTTTTGAAAGAACCGCAAAACTCTAAACCTTGCCGGCCTGGATCAATTCCTTTGCTCCCTCGACAACTCCTGCTTGTACGAGATCGCGTACATCAACCGGACCCTTGTCGCTGCCTGCGCTGTCATCCAACGCCTTTTGCAAAAGTCCCTTGGCATCACCGCCAAACTGTTGCGGAATGAAACGCTCCCCGCCGCCCGCCGGCATTCCACGATCCGCAAGCCGCTTGTTGACTTCAGCTTCGATGTCGGCCTCACGCTGCTTCTTGGCCTTCACTGGCTCCATCAGTTTGTCTTCGAGAGCGTAAGGGTCAAACTTGTTCTCCTTACTCATCATCTCGAAAAACTCTTTCTGCTTGTCCGGCGTCCACTTCTCCCCGGATTCCTTCTCGTATCGTAGCGCCACAACTCCATTGGCTGCGGCAAATCCAGCTACAAACGGGATGGTCTCCGAGTTGAACTTCGCTTCACGGGCCGTGAATCCATCCTCTACGGCCTTCTTCGTCTCGGCTGCGTAGAGTGCGGTTGCTTCTTCCCGCGTCAAACCGCCAGCTTGCTTGGCGATCTCCTGAACTTTCTTCGTAACCAGTTCGTCCAACTGCTTCGGGTCCATGTCTCCTCCAAGAGCTTTTGCCGCTTCAATCTGCCGTTCGAGTTCTGCCTTCTGGTCAGTCCAAAGGACTTTCCCTTCAGAATCGAGAACGCCTGCCTCTTCCAGAGCATGAAGTCTGTCGTAGGCTTCCTGCGACCAAGGCTCCATCTTTGCCTTGTACGCCACGGCTTCCTCGTACACAGTCTCTTTCGACTTCAACTCGTTCTGCTTGCGGCTGTAGTCGTCTTGGCGAAGCCACCCGCCTTTTAGTTCGGGTTCCTTTGCAAAAAGGTTGTCAATGAGCGTCTTCTCTTGGGCACTGAGCGCAGAGTAAATCCCTTCAAAGGTCTTGACTGCCATCTCCCTTGTCCTTCCTCGCTTCCCTCATCGGGCTCCGTCGAGGCTACGGGCTGCGGGTGTTAATGATTATCCGGGCATCTGCCCCGGCATCGGAGGTAACTGAGGTTGCGGTGGGGGTGCGCCTGCTCCAGCCGCCGGAGGAGGACCTGCCATTCCCCCTGGCTGAGATTGAGGCCCCTTTTGCTGCGCCATTGCCGCTCCGGTCTTCAAGATGGCGATGGCTCTTGTTGCATAGGTGCGGAACGTGTCGTCGTTCACACCCATTGCAATTTTCTCGATTGTCGAAACAGCCAAATCGATTTGGTTCTTGCCCACTTGCTCTTGAGCTTGCCCAATTGCTGAACCGAACCCGCTGCCGCCTGGAGGCCCCATTTGGGCCTGGGCTTGTGGTGACATCGGCGGTCTGTCGATTGGAGGCATCAGAATTCCGAGTTCCCAACCTGCGTTTTGCCGGTCTTCACGTTGACACTCGTGCCACGCGGTTCAACCGTGGTCATATCGCCTTCGTCAATGAAGGTTCCAACGGCTGCGAACTCGCCCTTCTTCATCTTCGGCGCCGAAGTCGCATCATAGTGACCGCCTACTGCAATGGGTGCGGCCATGCCCTTTCCATCTTTCATGTGATTCCTCGTCGGATGGTTTGCTTGAGTTAAGGGGAGAGCTTTTGGCCCTCCCCCACTTGCTGCCGGTCAAAACCGGCTAGCTCCGATTAGCGCCGTACGTGCTTGACACGGGCCTTCTTGCCACGCTTGGTCTCGAACATGGGATGCTCCTTTCCGGGTAGTTCGCCCTGGGTTTTATTTCGCCGGTGTTCTGGTTGCGGCCTCTCACCGCTGTACTGCTGGCGATCCCCGGAATGGATACCGGAGGTCTAATGCAGCAAGTAGTTAACTTGCCTCATTGAGCAAATGATTAAACAATTGTCCGAATGATTTCAAGCGAAATCGTAAAGAGAAAATTATTTATGGTGTGCCGCTCCCGGCTTTATGCCAGCAGCAGCCGCCGCAAGCGCCATCTGCTTTGCCTCTTCCGCAAGCTCTTCATCGTTCTCTTTCTGGTCTATATTCCAATCTGGAACAGCGATGGCAAAAAACTTCTTGCGGCTCAAATCTCGATTCTTTCTCAGTCCGGCCGCAATCGAAATACGGTCCTGGCGCTGGAATCCGAACAACGATCCCTGCTCGCATTCAAAGCCGAACTTACGGACGTGCGATTCAGAGTTCACACCTTCAGGTATCAAACTTCCCGGCCTATCGTCGATGTCCTCTTTCGTTAGTCCATCCATACCGAGAGTTTCAACGCGCCTTGCAGCGTCATAGAACTGTAGTGCTGTTCCGGTCCACAATTCTCCAACTTCATTCACGCCCGTCTCAACGTTTGCGGCTTTGAACCTGATTGGTGTTGTCTTCGAGAACTGAATCTTTTCGAGTGTGTCTCCACCTGGAACCTGCTTCTTCCCGAGAGCTTGATTAACAGCATCGGTCCCTGAGTTCTCCTTGATCGTCCTTCTGAGCATCTCAAGCACTGGCAGTGGGTAGTTTCCAATATTTGGAGGAGCCTGCCACGTCGGACCTGTAATGGCATTCGAGTTGAAAGAGATTTTCAGGTTTGGCTTGTTGGCGTCTATAGCCTTCAATGCGTCTGGGTGAATAGCCGATTTTGGAGCCATCAAAGCCGGTGCTAGTGCTCTCTTCACAGCCAACAACAATCCCGACATAATCTGGTTCATGATGTCGTTTGTGTCCATCCACGGCTTCAATACACTCAAAGCGTACTGCTGCCACGGGACCGAGTGAAGACCCATCAAAACGAATGGCCTCTTGCGGTGGTAGTAGGGGTTGGGCTCATCGTATAGGGTCACTTTGTTCGAACGAATCACAAGCCTCCCACGAGGATAGAGCTTCTCTTCTGGTTTAACCCAGTATCCCCACGGTGCGCTGTTTGGGCTCTTTCCATCCCCAGGCCCCATCCATAATGTGTTGCGGCTTTCATTGATCGAATCGTCGTTCATCCAGAACTCGACTACTTCTGCCTCTGGATACTTGCTTCTCGCGCTCGACGCCTCAGACCCTCCCATAATACGTTTCCAGCCGGAATTCAACTGCTCAAACAATTGCGGCATGACCGTTGGAGGAACCTGTGGCTCAACACCGTAGGTGCTGTAATCTTCCTGCGGACGAACGTGCTTGCCCATATTCGGATAGGCTCTCTTGATCCAGTCGAGCGTCTCCCGGCGCCGGTAGATCACCATCTCGTCTTCTTGAAGATCATGAGGTCTTGTAGGCCCAAGCCGCATCAGGGCCTTGGGGTTCAAATGCTTCATGGAGATGTCGGCGTCACACGCATCCCCGCTCGTCCCTCTGGCAAACCGATTCCAGTAGAGGAGGACCGGCGAAGTCGTGAACATTCCGAACATTGTCCAGAACGCAAGCGTTTGATTGAATTTGTCCCTGCGAGCCCAACCCTTGACCATCGCATTCAGAATCTTTGCGGTCTTCGAATAATCACCAGCAAACCCAACTTCCGAGATATGGAAGATCGGCCTTACATCGGTGAGCAGTCCTATCGTCTCCCAAAAATTCGAGAGAACCTCGTTCGACACCGGCTTTGGCCTGTAATTGGGGAGTTTCTCGCGCCATTGGATTCCGGCCAGATAATCGATAGCCTCATCCATTGCCTTCAGTTCTGGAGTGGTCTTTTGGCGCGCAATTCCCTCGCTGAAACAGCCGTCAAGGAAATCGGCCATCTTGGAATAATATTCCAACAGATAGCGGTCTTCTACTTCAGGAGTCTTAGGAATGGGAGCTTGAAAGTCTGCCATGTCGTTTTAATCGTATCTCTCAACAGTTCAGTTTGCTACGAAAATCAGAGCCAGTTGTTCTCAACCACATGCTTGATTACGCGCTCTGCCCACAACTTTGCGGTCTCCCCCTGGTCGCGGGCCTTCTCGACTACGGCACCGTAAAGACTTCCCAAGTTGATTAGTACGGCCCCCGGATTGCGCCCCTCGTAAATCGCAACGTCCTTCTTCGCTTCATCTGCAATCAACTTGGCGGTTTCAAGTTCCATCGAGAGGTTGTAGACCAACCCAAACAACTCAGATGCGCTTTCAGGCCGCTTTCCCAATAGTTCCTTCATCCGTTGGAGATCCGCTTCGGGAACGATCACTACCTCCCCCTCAGCCAGCATTTGAATCAATCCAGAGACCGTTGCGTTTCCCCTGTCTCCAAACTTAGCTTCAAACTTTGTCTTCGCGGTCGGCGGTACAACCACTTCCATCTTGACGTGGTTCGGCTGGACCATCACTGGCGGCTTAGACTCTTCGTACTTCACTTGCGGGTTCAATCCAAGGAACGCTGCGGTGTCGTTCCATGAATGGCTACTGTTGGCCGAGCACACTAGCTTGCGATGTTCGGCGTTGACCTGTGCTCCGCATTGCGGGCAGGCATAACGGGTTTTTACGATTGGCACTTTCTTTCCCTCCTCATTCCAAATTTTAGAATTAGTGTTTCGTCGTTTTGTGATAAGGGCAGCGGCAATGAAATCCCAATCGACAACTGCAATCTGGTTCGGCGTAGAGATCGAGGATTCTCTCCTGTTCCGCAACCTTGCCTTTCACTTTGTCAGACCAATCTTTATCCACACATCTTTCAAGATCGGATACCGTGATGTTCCGGTAGTAGTAGTTTCCATCCCGCATACGGATTCCACCCTTGACGCAGATGCACCACTGAGCGGAGCAGCCTAAATCGTTAGGGTTCTCCCTAAAGCCAGTAAATTCCTTCCAAGTCACTTCGCCGGGGCCATTGCCTTGGAAGTAGTTCTTCCAATCGGTTTGCTTGCAGGTTCTCCAAAATCCACGTAGCCGGTAGAGCATTAAACCGAACCAGCCAACCTCAACTTCTTCGCCGTCATGATAAATCACAGATGCTTCCATATTTCCTCCTCACTGGTATTTCCAAGCCTCCGCATCGTTCATCACTTCT